GTGCGCTCTTGCACCAGAGTTGAGCCGCAATCGCAAAATGCGATACCGTAACGAAACCGCTGCCGAAAGAAAAACGGGCAGAGGTTTGTGTCGGAATGGCATTGCGCGGCGTGACCGCTGCGGTAGAATTTGAGCCATGACAGACATCGCCACACGCCTGCGGCAGACCCGCGCCAACATGCTCGGAACCGAAGACGAGCAGCACTACTGGGATTGCCACGAGGCCGCTGCCGAGATCGAACGACTGCGGCTGTGGGGCCGCCTCACCGGCGCGGAGCGTGAGGCCGTGATCGTCGCGTCGATAGAGTTGCAGGCGCTGTCGATGAGCGAGACGAATCACTCCGACGCTTTGCGATCCCTACTGGCGAGGCTCGCATGATCGCCACGCTACGGTTCAACCTGCCCGACGAACAGGCTGAGTTCGACGCCGCCCGGCTTGGCAGTGAGGCGTTGTCTGCGATCTGGGCCATCGACCAGTGGTGTAGGAACCGGATCAAGTACGAGCGGCCTACCGCCGACGAGGTTCACGCCCTGGAGGCAGTGAGGGCGATGATCCCGGCGGAGTTGCTGGAGCACTGAGCAGAAACTGTCGGAATGTGACATTTTCCGTATGGGAAAACGAGCGCGAAACGTCGGATCGCCAATATGATCGGGGCACTACACGCCGCACCTAGCGTCTCACTTGTTGAACACAACGCCGGTTGTGTTGCACGTTTGGGGCGAAAGTGAGAGACGCCCTTTCCGTATGAGAAAAACGACGTTTTGCGGTGGGTTTCCAATATGATCGGTGCGCTATAGAGCGAAGGGAGAGACTGGCCAGGTGCGCTACTGCGGCGAGACACGGTCGCCCCGGGCTGCAAGCCTGCCAGCCACTCGCTCTAGGATCGGATCTGTAGGCCGCGTGGCTGGCCCGAGACCAGTGCCTTATCTCAGGAGTTAGCAATGTCCGAAATCAAGATGCGCCGCCGCTCGCGGCAGATCCCGATCACCCTCACGACCTCGACGGCGAACGCGACCACGCTGTTCACCGAGGACTTCGCGGGCGGTGTGGTTGATATCGGCACCATCGCGACCTCTGCCACCACGCTCCAGATGTGGGGCTCGTCGGCTGAAGGCGGCAACTTCCGCCGGCTCTACAACACCGATGGCAGCGTGGCCGACATCACGCTCGCCCCGAGCACTTCGGTTGGCACGATGTACGCGCTTCCCGACGCTGTGTTCGGAGTGCCGTTCCTGGAAGTGCTGGTGGGCAACACCGCTGGCACAGGGGTCACGGCGACCATCACGCTCAAGAGCTAGGCTATGCCGCAGCGGGTGCCGTCATTCAGGGCACCACGTTTGAGGACGAGAGAGAACCGCCCCCACGCAGCGGCGAGAGGCTACTGCTCGAAGCAGCACAGGCAATGGCGGCAGGCCGTGCTGATCGCGGATGCGTTCGCCTGTCGCCAGTGCGGAACGATCAGCGAATCGAATCACGCCGACCACATCATCCCGGTCAAGGCTCGGCCAGATCTTCGGTACGAACCGTCCAACGGCCAGTGTCTTTGCAGCGCGTGCCATCTCTTGAAAACGATGCACGAGTCGCGTGAATGACTGGTTTCCTGTGGTACAATCCACGCTCCACAAGGAGGTGGATTTATGGCGTGCCGTCGTTGCGGATCGTCGTGGTGTACGAAGGCCGGGAAGGACAAGGCGTCCTGCCCTGAGTGCTGCAAGCAGCAGCGCAGAAAGGCCCGCGTTCATGGGCTTTTGCCTTCATGCTGCGAGAAGGCATGTAAGCGTTGTGGCGAGAAGTTCACCGCAAAGCATGCGAACGCGATGGCTAGGCAGCTGTATTGCGATGCGTGCAAGGATGCCGCGAGCGCTGAGCGGCGTGAGCGATGGAGGGCCGACCAAAAGACTCGCAAGCCTGTATGCGCTCCGTCCGAGAAAAAGAAGCGGCGATTGTCTTGCATGATGTGTGGATTAAAGCTCACTAAGGCACAAAAGAAATATTGCTGTTTGGGCTGCTACAACGCCGCCAAGAAGGTCGGGCTTCAAACGTGGGATCGAACACAGATTGACGAGGCAGCCAGGACCAGACCGAGCAACATTGCTCAATCAGTTTCGAGATGGTTTCCGAGGCAATGTCGAGATGATATGGCTGCGTTTTTGACGAAGGTGCTTGGCGTGCGTGCGCTCTTATCTCGAGCATTAAAGAGAGACTGCGATGTATGCGGGCGACTTTGCGTCAGATCGTACGAGCGACTTTGTTCCAGAAGGTGCGCAAGGAGGGCCAGAATCAAGGGCTCGTGCTGCGACTGCGGGATAGATGTAGTACACAATGCACTCAGGCGAACCCCTCTTTGCGACAAGTGCGAGCGCAGAAGAAAACAGAAGCTGAAGAACATCCTATCTGGCAATCACCGCAAGAGGTGCAGGAGGCATGGGCTGCCTTTCGACCCCAGCATTAAGTCGCAAGATGTGTTCCGCAGAGACAATTACGTTTGCCACATCTGCAAGAGGAAGACACTCAAAGTGTTTACTTTGAGTGATGGCAAGCCCAGGCTGAGATCGCCTACTGTCGACCATCACCCTTACCCGCTGAGCGCCGGCGTGATGGGGCACACATGGGACAACGTGAGGTGTGCGTGCTGGGGCTGCAACACAGCAAAGGGTGCGAAGTGGTCTGGGCAGTTGCCACTGCCGCTAGGATTGGCGACAGGCTCGCAAACCTGACCCCCTATGCAGTTTTTTCAGGCAAAAACGGCCGTCTGAGGAAAACCCGCTGTTCCATGCCGCGTACGAATGGTTGAAAGTAACGTCCCCTAGCAGAGGGCATTTCCCGTGCCAAAAGGCCGCAAGCCGACGCCGAAGGCGATCCTGAAACTTCGCGGTGCTCGCGTTCGCGGGCCGCACGTTTCCGGCATCGAAGCGCCTTCGGGCATCCCCGCCGTCCCCGACTATCTGTGCGAGATCGGCCGGGCCGAGTGGGGCCGCATCGTTCCGATGCTTGCGTCATCTGGTGTGATGAGTCTCCGCCATCAGCAGACGCTCGCCTGCTACTGCGATGCACTCGCCGACATGGTGAAAGCCGACCAAGAGCTCAAGCAGCACGGGGCGACTTTCATGGATGACAAAGGCCGCGTGATGAATCACCCGGCGTGGTATCGGAAGAAGGATGCTCGGCTCCATATGCTCCGGTTCGCGGAGCAGTTCGGGCTCACTGCCTCCGCGCTGGCGAGGGTGTCGGCTGTTGAACAAGCAAGCGAAGAGGACGAAGAAGACCGCCGTATGCTCGGCTAATTGCCCGGGCTGCCTCGCGATCCGTTTCTTCGAGAAGCACCTTACCCACGTCAAGGGTCCGCTCGGCGGCAAGTCGCTGTTGCTGCAGCCGTGGCAGAAGCAGTGGCTTCACTCGCTCTATGGCACGCTGAAGCCAGATGGGACGCGTCAGTATCGCACGACGCTACTCGCTATTCCTCGAGGAAACGCCAAGAGCACGACGGCCGCCGGCATTGCCTTGAAGGGGCTGATGGAGGGCGAGCCGGGCGGCGAGAACTATTCGTGTGCCGCCGATCGTGAGCAGGCTAGGCTCGTCTGGGAGATCGCGAGCGGCATGGTTCAGCAGTCGCCCTTCCTGAGTCGGCACCTGAAACTCTACCGGAACGCGATCGTTCGGCCGGCGACGCATAGCACCTACAAGGCGTTGTCGGCGGAAGCCTTCACGAAGCACGGGTTGAATCCGCACGTCGTGGTATTCGACGAACTCCATGCTCAGAAGTCGCGAGAGCTCCACGATGTCATGGCGACGGCAATGGGAAAAAGAGCCCAGCCGATCATGGCGTATTTGACCACTGCCGGATTCGACAGGAAGTCGGTGTGCTGGGAGGTGTGGAAGTACGCCGAGGCCGTCGCGGCCGGAACGATCAAAGATGCGACGTTCCTGCCTGCCGTGTACGCCGCGCCAACAGATGCGGATTGGAAGGACGAAAAGACGTGGGCGGCTGCCAATCCAAACCTGGGGGTCTCGGTTCAGGTTGAATTTTTGCGACAGGAGTGCCAGAAGGCGGTCGAACTGCCAGCCTACGAAAACACTTTCCGGCAGCTTTATCTCAACCAGTGGACAGAGCAGGACACTCGCTGGCTCCGCATGGATCACTGGGCCGCCGGTGCGATGGAGTGCCCGGTTTCGCTAGAGGGGCGGGAATGCTGGGCCGGGCTCGATCTCGCCACTACGTTCGACACGACGGCGTTCGTGCTGCTATTTCCGCTAGATGACGGCAAGTATTGGGTCGAACCGCATTTCTGGATTCCATCGGAAAACCTTCAGCAAAGGGTGCGGCGAGACAAGGTTCCGTATGACGCATGGGCTCGCCAAGGGCTACTGACCGTGACAGACGGTAACGTGACCGACTTTGATCGCGTGCGGGCCGACATCAACGCACTTTCCCAGAAATACAACATCCGGCAGATCGCCATCGACCGCTGGAACGCGACGCAACTGGCGAACCAACTGCAAGGGGACGGGCTCTCGGTTATAGGCTTCGGGCAGGGCTACGGCTCCATGAGCGGCCCATCGAAGCAGTTGGAGGCGATGGTAGTAGGCGGCAAGTTGCTTCACGACGGCAACCCTGTATTGGCCTGGCAAGCAGGGAACGTAGCGATTCAACAGGACACGTCGGCCGGCAACATCAAGCCCAGCAAGGCCAGGAGCACAGAACGGATCGACGGGATCGTGAGCCTCGTGATGGCGATCGGCGTCTACGCGTCGCAAGAAATCACCTCCGATCCTGAAGCCCCCGAAATCTTCTTCCTATGATCGCGAAAAACGAGCACCGCATCCTCTGGCTTCCCGGCGAGGAACGCATGTGGGACGAGGACGCGAGCTCGCGATCCTCTGCCGGCGTGCGGATCAGCCCCGACAACGCGCTCATGGTCAGCACCGTGTTCGCGTGCATCCGCGTGCTCGCGGAGGCGGTGGCGACGCCTGCCCTCCACGTGCTCGAGCGGATGGGCGACGGCGGCAAGCGTCGCGCGACCGAACTCCCGCTCTACCGGAAGTTGAACCTCCAGCCGAACGGGTGGCAGACCTCTTTCGAGTGGCGTTGCCAACTGATGCTCCACGCGGGCCTCTACAACGTCGCGTACTGCGAGATCGTGCCCGGGCAGTCGGGGGCGGTCGATCAACTCATCCCGCTGCACCCGTCGCGGATGAAGGTGGAGCGGCTGGAGAACGGCAAGCTCCGCTACAAGTACCGCGAAGAGAAGGGCCAGGAGACGCTCTACAACCAAGAGCAGATTCTCGCCATTCGCGGGCTCACAGAAGACGGCATCAACGGGCTCTCTCCGGTCGAGACGTGCAAGGACGCGATCGCCCTCGCCCGGGCTTACGAACTCCACGGTGCTCGCTACTTCGCCGCCGGTGCCCGGCCGGGCTTCGTGCTCTCGACCGAGGGGCAACTCAACGCCGAAGCCCGGGAGACGCTCGCGAACCAGTGGGACCGCAAGCATGGCGGAGTGGGAAATTCCCACAAAACAGCCGTGCTCACCGGCGGGCTCAAGCCGTTCTCTTTGCCGCAGAACACGAACACCGACAGCCAGTGGCTTGAGGGTCGGCGTTTTCAGATCGAGGAAATCTGCCGACTCTGGCGCGTGCCGGCCTGGAAGATTCAAGCCGCTGGGGCGATGCCGCCCGGGTCGCTCGAATCCTCGTCGCAGGAGTTCCTTACCGACACGATCATGCCGTGGCTGCGGCGATTTGAGTCTGCGTTTACTCGTGATCTGATTGTCGAGGATGACCGTTTCGAGGTTTCCTTCGATACCCGCTTCATGCTTCGGGCCGACTCCACGAGCCGCTCCGGGCTGTACCGTCAGTTGTGGGATCTCGGAGTTTATTCGACGAACGACATTCGAGCCGAAGAAGGAATGAACCCGGTTGAAGGCGGCGACACGCGTTACCGCCCGTTGAACATGGGCACGCTGGGCCAGGAGCCGACGGCGACCGACGTGCTCGCGCAGCAGCAGCCCGGCAGCGGCATCGACGGCCAGGCGGTCGAAGGCGGGCTGGCAGCGGCGGAGGCAGCAGCGGCACCAGCGGAGCCAGCCGCGCCGCAAGTCGCCGACGTGAGTCTCAACGGTGCGCAGATCACGGGACTCATTGCGATCATCTCACAAGTGCCCGTTGGCCTCATCACGAAGGAAGGTGCGGCGGCCCTCATCGCGGCGTCGTTCCCGAGCATCAACGCGCAGCAGATCGCGGCGATTCTTGCCGGCGTGAACGAGACGATGCCGAGCGAGGCTCCAGTTGATCCAGCACCCGCCCCCGTCGCGGAGGCTGCGAGCAGCGAAGCCCGGGCCGATCCCGGCAGCGTAGCCGAAGGCGACTTCGTGTCGTGGGATTCGTCGGGCGGGCGTGCTCGCGGGCGGATCGACCATGTGATGGACTACGGCACGCTGGACATCCCCGGCACCGACTTCAAGATCGACGCGACCGAGGAAGATCCTGCCGCACTCATCACGGTGTACGAAGAGGTGAGCGGCGGATGGCGGGCGACCGAGACGCAGGTCGGGCACAAGGTGGCGACGCTGACGAAGATCGACCCGCTGCCCGAGCCGCCGGTCGAAGAGGCTCGCGATTGCGGTACGGGTTCAGGAGGATTCCAGCCTGGAAATAGCTGCGGCAAGGGAGGCGGCGGCTCGGATAGTGGAGGAGGCTCGTCTAGCGGCGGAAACGGCAGCGGCGGTGGTGCGGTGTCATCTGGAGGTGCCGACCCTGGAAGCGGTGAGAAAAAGCCGCCAGCCAAGAAGCAGCGAAAAGAGCGGCTTCGCGATCGCATCGAGGGAACGCAGGCCGAGGCTGACCGTGAGATTTCCAAAATCTCGCGGAAGCAAAAAGACATTCAGAAAAAGATCGACGCCCTGAAGTCAGAGGTGGATGGTTCCGCAGCAAAGACAAGGGTCGCGGCGGCGCAGAAAAACCTTGCTGATGCAACGGCAAGGGCAAATGCGGCACGAGCAAAAGTGGACGCCATAAAGGCGAAGATCTCGGCGTTGAAGTCGAAACGATCAGCCAAAGACAAGGACGAGAAAGAACTTGAAAGCCTGGATGAAGAAATGAAATCTCTGATGAACGAGATCGCCGCAATCGACAAGTCGTTCGCAGACATTGAGAAGTCTTTGAGTGAAGTGTGAACGCCTCGCCCGCGGAAACGACCGATGGCTAGATATGACCACATCGACTTCTCGCCCCCCTCCGGCGTCCGCGACGAAGCCGCGAAGGGGCTCGCGTGGCGAGACGAGTACGGCCGTGGCGGAACCGCCGTTGGCGTTGCTCGCGCCCGCGACTTGTCGAACGGAACGAACATCAGCCCCGACACCGCGAAGCGGATGGCTTCGTACTTCGCCCGGCACGAGGTGGACAAGCAGGGCGAAGGGTGGAGCCCCGGCGAGGACGGCTTCCCGAGCGCGGGCCGGATCGCCTGGGCATTGTGGGGCGGAGACCCCGGGCAAGCATGGGCCAGCAAACTCACGCGTCAGATCGACGCCGCAGACGAGGAGAGAACGATGAGCAACGCAGTTGAACGCCGCAGCCTGTTGATCGAGGAGAACGCAGACGCCGCCGTTCCGCTGCTCGCAGTCGAGAAGCGAAGCATCGAGGGCGAAGACGAGAAGGAATACATCGTGGGCTACGCGGCCCGGTTCGGTGTGCGGTCGCTCCTGCTCGGCGACTTCTATGAGCGGATCGACCCCGCCGCGTTCGGGCTCGTCTCGGAGCGACGCGGCCGGAAGAAGAAACTCGAAACGCGGGCGCTTTTCAATCACGACTCGAACTATCCGCTCGCCCGCTATCCGCGAACGCTGTCGCTGACGGTGGACGAGGTAGGGCTGCGGTATGAGTTCCCCGTGCCGGATTCGTCCTATGGTCGCGATCTGGCGAACAACATCCGCGACGGCATCGTGCTCGGAAGTTCCTTCGCGTTCACTGTGGCGAAGGGCGGCGATGAGTGGGCGATCGAGGACGGGCAGAGCGTGCGAACGATTCGCTCGGTCGATTCGCTTCTTGATGTCGGTCCATGCACGTACCCTGCGTATGGCGACGGCGGGCTGGAAGTCGCGCGGCGTTCGCTTGAACAGTTCCGCCAGCAGCGCGAGGCGGTGGTCGCCCGGCGTGTGCAGTCGGCCGCGAAGACCGCAGAGTTCCGCGAGTACCTGAGGTCGCATGGCCGCTAAATCCGGCGATTCGTGCCCGAATTGCAAGATCGGGAAATTGCTCGTGGCGTCGAGTCAACGCCAGGGCGAGTACCAAATTCGGTACTTGCGATGCCGCTGCGGCGCGACCGACAAGCACGTGTTGCCGGCCGCTGAAGTGCGTCGCGCGAAGCCAGCGGCCTAGCCCTTCTTTACTGCCCCGCCTTGCGTGTGCTGCAAGGGTCGAGGGCTGCCTCCGTAGGTTCGGTGTAGAGCGACGGCAGAGAAGCCGCCGCGACCCCGAACACGAGGAGATCGCCCGTGGCTGTCGAGAAGCTCAAAGCTCTGCTGGACGAGTTGGCTGCCGTTGTCGCTGAGATGGAAGCGATGACCGAGGACGCCCCCGAGGGCGAAGAGGCGGCCCCGATGACCGAAGAGCAGGAGGCTTCCCTCCGCTCGCTCGAAGGCCGGGCCGACAAGCTCCGCGAGCGGATCGAGTTCCTGCAGCGAGTTCAGACCAAGGAGCTCGAGCTCCGCAGCGTGCTGGAGCGTGCCGCTCCGGTGAAGGCTGTTGCCCCCGCCCCCGAGAAGGAGACCGCAGACGTGGAAAAGCGTGAGTACGCCGTGCCGAAGTCGCACGGCCCCCTGAAGGCTTTCCGCTCGTCGGAGGCCGCGTATCGTGCGGGCATGCACATCAAGGGCTACGTGTTCGGCGATGCCGAAGCTCGCCGGTGGTGCAATGATCACAACGTCGAAACCCGTGTTCAGGCCGGCGGCGTGAACTCGCTCGGCGGTGTGCTCACGAGCCCTGAGCTCTCCTCAGAGATCATCCGGCTCGTCGAAGAATTTGGCGTGTTCCCGCAGTACGCCAAGCGCGTCAACATGAACTCCGACACGCTCGTCTACGCTCGTCGCACGGGTGGCCTTACGGCCCGCCCGGTCGGTGAGAACGTCGAGGTGACTGCGAGCGACGTGACCTTCGACAACGTCGAACTGACGGCGAAGATTTGGGGCGTTGCAAACCGCACCAGCAACTCGCTGCTCGAAGACTCGGTGATCGATCTTGCTGATGCCATGGCCGTTGAGACGGCCCAGGCGTTCAGCGAAGCCTTTGATAATTCGGGCTTCATCGGCGATGGCACGCTCGCTTATCACGGCGTAACTGGCGTGGCGACGAAGATCCTGCAGGCCCCTTACGCCGGATCGGTCGTGACTGCCTCTGGCAACGCGACGTTCGACGTGCTGACCATGAAGAACTTCACGGATCTTCTCGCCCGGCTTCCGATGTACGCCCGCAGCCGCAACGCTCGGTGGTACATCTCGCCGGCTGGGTGGGGTTCCGCGATGCTGCGGCTCGCCATGCTGCCAGGTGGCACGACCGGCCCCGGCGGCAACTCCAGCGACAACGTCGCCGCCGGCTTCGGCGAGACGTTCCTGGGCTACCCTGTGACCCTCGTGCAGTCGATGGAGAGCCGGCTCACCGGCACGACCGGTGGCTGTGCTGCGATCTTCGGTGATCTTAGCCAGGCCGCGATCTTCGGTGAGCGTCGGGCCATCTCGATCAAGACCGCCAGCGAGCGGTACATCGAGTTCGATCAGACGTTGACCTTCGCCACCACGCGGAATGCGATGGTCGTGAATGACCTGGGATCGACCACCAAGGCCGGTCCGGTCGTGGCCCTCAAGTTCGGCTGATACACACACCCTCTCTAGGAGAATCTGACAGTGAATCACGTTGCTGCTACAAAGACCGTTGAGAAGGTCGAAGTGTCGGTCGCATCCAGTGCCACGCACTCGCTCGAAATCGACACGCTTGGCTTTGCTCACGCTTCGATCGACGTGGCGTTCAGCCCGTTCACCGCTGCTGCGGCCACCGCAGCGACGGCGGCCGTGGTGCTGCGTCTGGCTCAGTCTGATGCGTCCGGCTCCGGCCAGACCAACATCAGCGGTTTCGTCGCCGGCACCGATTTCACGGTGGCTGCTGGCAGCACGACCGGCGCGAACGTTGGCTATGCCCACCGCTTCGATGTCGATCTCCGCGGCAAGCGTCGCTACCTCACGGTGTACGCCACGCCTGTCAGCACGGTGGGCGTTGTGACCGTGGCACGTCTGAGCAAGGGCGAGGCCGGTCCGATCTCGGCTTCCGACAAGGGCGTGGCCACGCAGGCGGTCGGCTGATCGGTTGACAAGCATGGCAATCTAGGCGGCGGGTGTGGCATGCGTCACGCCCGCCGCTTTCTTTTTGCGAGGTGCCCATGCTGGTTCAAGTTGGCGATACAAAGGTTGAGGTGCGGTGCGAGGCGATCCTGTCTGGCCCACGATTCGGGCCGCTGATTAACGCCTTCGGGTTCATTGAGGCCTTGATGCCGCTGCACATCCGCCCGACGCTCGGGCAGGGAGCCTACTGGAGCCAGGTTCTCACGAGGATGCTAGAGCAGTTCGAGCCCACCACAGAGGCGATTATCACGCTGGACATGGACAGCTTCATATCCAAGGAAAGCATCGAACATTTGTTCGCCTTGTTCATGACCTTCCAGTGCGATGCGTTGGCACCGATCCAGACGAAACGCGAGGACGGTCGTCCAATGCTCACGCTGCTTGACACGCTGGACAATCCGCCCGAAGGCGGCATCACCGAGGTGCCGGTCGGGTGGTTCGGTGCTCCGGTGCAACAGGTGGACACCGCGCATTTCGGCTGCACAGTGATCTCGACGCGGGCTCTCCGCCGCATGGCGAAGCCGTGGTTTCACGAACAGCCCGACCCGAAGGGTGGCTGGGGTGAAGGCAGAACTGACTCCGACATATCGTTCTGGAAGACGTTTAAGGCGTCTGGCAACCGCCTCTACGTGACGCCGCGCGTCACGATTGGGCACGGCGAGTACGTGATCACGTGGCCGGGAAAGAACCTCGCCGGCCCGGTCTATCAATACACGACCGAATGGCAAAACACCCGCAAGCCCCCGGAGTCTGCATGGAGCGTGCCTCAGTGAAGATGATGAGGATAAGGATGACCAAGCCCTACGCCGCCTACAAGAAAGGCGAAGTGGTCGAGTTGCCTGAACGCCAGGCCGAGTCGCTGATCGCGTGGGAGTACGCCACGCGGGCCGCAGACGCCGATCAGCCGCTCCTCGACACGCCGAAGCCCAAGCCCAAGCAGAAGAAGCAGTCATGAAGATCCGCATGATTCAACGCTTCTGCAAGATGGCGGAAGGCACCATCCAAGACGTTGACGAGAAGCCTGCCCGGCAGTTGATCGAGGAAGGCTACGCCGTGGAGTACCGCGACGAGCCGAAGGTCGAGAAGGCGGTCGCCCAGCCCAAAGCCGAGCGGAGGTAAGCGATGCGATACCGCAGTCTGAAGCGACTGACCGCCCCGGCGGTCGAGCCGGTGACGTTGGCAGAAGCCAAGGCCCACTGCCGCGTCGATATCGACACCGACGATTCGCTGATCACGGGCTTCATCACTGCCGCCCGCGAACTCTGCGAGGACTACCTCGACAGGTCTCTCGTCACCCAGCAATACGTGATGCGGCTCGATCAGTTCCCCCCGGAGATCGAGGTGCCACGCCCGCCGATGAGCGGCAGCGGCACCACTACGGCGGTCGTGGTCACGTACACGCTGAACGACACCGGGGCGACGGCAACGCTTTCGACGAGCGAGTACCGCGTCGATCGTGACGCTACGCCGGGGGCGATCCGCAACCTCTACGGCGGCACGTGGCCGAGCAACCGGGACGATCAGAACTCGATCAGCGTCACGTGGTGGGCGGGATACGGTGCCGCGGCGAGCGTGCCGCAGCGGGTGAAGAACGCGATCTTGATGACCGTGCTCGAACTCTATGAGAAGCGCGGCGATGCACAACTGCCCGCCGGCGCGAAGGCACTCCTCGACTCCGTCTCCTGGGGGCAGTACGCGTGACTCTCGACGGGCGATTCAATTCCGACGTGGTGGTTCACGATCTTGACGGCACGACGGCGCTGAACGTCCTATCGCTGGAATCGTCCAGCGCCGTCGCATCGTCCGGCAAGGCGGCATTCACGACGGGCACCGTGGGCACGCAGACGATCTTCATCTCCCGGCAGCCGTTTCCATACACGGCCGCCGAAGGCACGAGCGTCACGTTTCAATTCGTGGAGCGCGTTGCGTTCGCGGCGAATCCGCACGCGGAACTTACAACGAACGCTGCCGGTCGCACCTACTTCTCCAGCGGCAGCCGCGTGGGCATCTACGAGATGACCGGCACCGAGCGGACGAACACTTCATTCGCAGTGCGAACCACGACGGGCACGGCGACCTATTCGCTTCTTGTGGTCGGAACATGAGCAACTCCATCGACGGCTCGTTCGGCATCAATGTCGTGTTCCACGATCGGGCCGGAAGCCGGATCAAGGTCGTGCAGTTGGCGGATCACATCAACTACACGACAGGCAAAGTGGCAGTGGTGAGCGGGACGGTAGGAACGTCAAGGGCAACGCTCTGGTCTGCTGATAGCCCTGTTTTTTTTGGTGGCTACAAAGATTCCGCCGGCGTCAATGTTGCGTTTGATTCAATAAATCGAATTGCACTTAGTTCCAGCAGTTCCTCTGGAGTGACTATAGATGAGCCAGACGGAAACTCTTTGAAGTTAGTCTCACGAAACAACGAGGTTGCTGTTTGCAGCGGCTCTGGGGTTGGCCTCGAAATTTATGCTAACTCAGGAACTGCTTCGTTTTCCGTTGTTTTGATCGGCCCGGAAGCGCAAGCATGATTGACCCCGGCAAACTCCGCGAGCGGGTGACGTGGCAATCGCCGACCGAGAACCGGAACGCGCTCGGCGAGAGCGTTTCGACGTGGGCGGATTTCAAGACCGTGTGGGCGAGCGTCGAAGGCGTTTCGTCGCGCGAGTTCCTGCTCGCCGGACAGCAGCAGATCGAAATGTCGCACCGCATCCGCTGCCGCTACGTGCCCGGGCTCACGCAGCAGATGCGGGCCTCGTGGCGGGGGCGGACGCTGGAGATCGTGTCGCTCCTCGAGCACGCGAACCGCAGTGAGCACGAAGTCATCTGCCAGGAGACAACGTAGATGGCTGTTGCTGGAATCTCGCTCAATATCAACACCGAGCAACTGCGCGATCTCCGCGACCGGATCAAGGCGTTTTTCCCGCCGAAAGAGGCGTCGGAAGTGCTCGGCGAGGCGATCGAGAAGGCGATTTGGCCAGCGTTTCGTCGGCTTGGCGAGGTGACGCCTCGCGGGCCGACGCTGAATCTCTATAACGCTAGGCGGATGAAGGTCAAAAAGTACCCGCGAAACGGCGGTGCCGTTGGGCTCATAGGCTACGAACGCGCGGGGGCATCAAGGTCTCAGAGTGCGCAGGGCGGAAGCGTCCGAGCGAGCGATGACCGCGCGTTTCATCAGTGGTGGATCGAGTTTGGCACAAAAGAACGCGTGATCAGCAAGCCGGTGCAGCCGAAGCGATACACGCGAAGCGCGTATGCAAAGTCTGGATTTGCAAGGCAAGGCTTTAGCCGCAGCGCCCACGTGCAGAATCGAGGCGGGAAACTTGTGCCGATCCGCGCACACTCAGTGCAAGCCCACGCTATTTCTGCCCACGCCGTTTCTTCGCACGACGTGACGCCCGTCAAGCCAATGTATTACGCAACCAGTTTCAACAGGCTTGGCGAATTTGAGATTGAGAAGGTACGTGGAAGCAACAGGTTCACGACGAACCCGGCGTATCCAAAAGCCTTTTTCAAAAGGTCAGCGAGTCCAATTCGCCTTCCTGCCGTCAGGCCAGGCGGCGTCGCCGGCAAGCCCCCGGTACAAACCGCGTGGGATCAAACGCAAGGCGAGGTCGCACAGTACCTCCAGCGGGAACTCTCGCTGACGCTCGCCCAGGCCTGGGCCGCCCTCCGCTACCGCGACTCCGGTTCCATCACCGGAACCGACACGCTCTAGCCCTGCAAGCCTCCGGGGGCGGCGTGGGATGCTGCGGGTATGCCCCTGCAATCCCCAGAGCAAGCCGTCGCCACCGCTCTCCTCCAAGACCCGGCGGTAGCCCTCGCCGTAGGCGACCGGATCTACCCGGTGCTTGCCCCGGCGACCGCGGACATCCCCTTCGTGACGTGGCGGCGGCAGGCCGTACAGCGTTCGCACACGCTTTCCGGGCCGATGGGCATGCCGACGGTCGTGCTCGCGATCGACTGCTACGCGTTGACCTATGAGGCAGTAAGGGACTTGGCAGACAAGATCCGCCGCGTTCTGGATGGCTGGGGGGAGAACAAACTAGGAATAGAGGTAGAGCACGTCTCTCTCGACACCGAGAGCGACGGGTTCGTGCAACTGGCGGGCGGAGACGCCCCGCCGGTGTATAGCGTGACGATGACGTTCTCACTCATGTGGCAGGAGACATAGAAAAATGTCGATCACGACTCCCCATGCCGGGTCGGGCACCGTCCTCAATGTCGGCGGCACGCAGTACACCGTCACGAACATCGTCATTCAGTTCACCGATCCGACGGCAGATCAAGAGAAGATCGACGTTTCGCACCTCGGGCTCACAACCGGGGCGTCGATTCTGACCCTCGACCGCCCCCTCCAGGGCTCGACGAGCGACACGGGCCGCACGATTCAGTTCGACTACCTCGGTCGCGTCATGATCGCGGACGCTTCGACCGGCACGTGCTCTATCTACGTTGGCGGCGCGGCGCTCGTCGGATTTACCGCGCTGGCCTACACGGTGAACGCTTCGACCCTCACGCTCGCCACGAACGACGCGATCCGCGGCCAGGCCACGCTTCGAGTCGCTCGCGTCTAGTGCCGTGACGGAGGCCCGTCATGGCAACACCCTGCACGGGAGTGACGGTCACGTGGGGCGGTCAGTCACTTGAAGAGGTGACTGACATCAAGATCATCGCCGGCGGCGCTCTGCCGATCGGCCGCGACAGCGTGATTGCGCTTGACGCGGGGACTATAGAGATTGCGTGCCTCGCCACGGCGAACATCCAACTGGCCGAACGTGGATTGAAAAAGACGCTCCAGTTCACTGGCGGCGGGCTGACGTGCTCCACGAAAGCGGTCTTTCAGACGCTCACCATGGCTGGCAAGGTGAACGAAGTTGCTCGTTACAACGTCTCCTATCGCATCGTCATGGAGTAGAAGCATGGCTCTCTCGGCAGAACAGATTTTGGCGGCGGATGATCTCGGGCTCCTCGAAGTCAAGGTCAAGGAATGGAAGGGCTCGGTGTTCATCCGCGTGATGAGCGTCGGCGAACGCGACGCCTACGAACGCATGTGGATCGGGAAGAAGGAAACCGGCATCGAGAACTTCCGCACCGAGTATCTGCAGCGCGTGCTCTGCGACGAGGGCGGCAAGCTCCTGTTCACGCGCGAGCAGATCGAGCAGTTGGGCAAGAAGTCGGCCGCCGTGATGAGCCGGTTGTTTGAGCGTGCGATGAAGCACAACGCGATGAGCGAGGAGGACGTGGAAGAACTGGGAAAAGGCTGAACGTCTCGCAGACGAGACAATTCATGTTTCGTCTCGCGGGGCACCTGAAGATGACGGTGCGGGAGTTGTCCGAAAGGATGGACTCCCGCGAACTATCGGAGTGGAGAGCGTATACGCGGTATTACGAGGCGATTCCGGACTCGTGGGCAGAGACGGGGCTGCTCGCCTCACTGGCGGCGATCCAATACTCCGCACGAGGCAAGGCACCGACGGCGAAGGATTTCATCCCTTTACAAAAGCCGCCGCAGCACGAGGCCCAGGCGGCAGACGTGATACGTGATCTGGCGAAGCAACTCGGACTGTTAGGACAGTAGCGATGGCGAACATTCTCGGATTGGCGATGAAGATCAGCGCGGACGCCACCGGCGTTCAGCAGTCGCTGAAGCCTGCCGAGCGGGCGCTCATCAGCCTGTCGGCACAAGCGGAAAAAGCCACGGCTGTCTTTGAGCCGTTCGCTGAAAAGACGGCAGCCGCGGCGCGCGCCCAAGATCAGTTTGCCGATCGAATCGCATTGCTAACCCGGCAACTGCAGCAAGATATCATCAAGCCGCAGGAGTTTGCTAAGGCTTTTCAGCAAATTGGAGAAGAAGCAAAAGCCGCGGCAGATGTGTTTGAGCGAGGCGCTAGGACTACCCTGCAGTTTGGTAGCGAGCAAGAACTTGCCGCCGGGAAAATCGCCCTGCTAACCGAGGAGCTTCGGGCTGGCGCGATAGAAATTCCGACCTTTGAAAAGGCGTTGGCTGCTCTCTCTGGAATTGATCTTGCTTCGTCCGAGCAGGCGGCAGCGTTTATTCGAGAAACCGCCAATGCTGCCCGCGAAGGAACGGTTGACGTTGACGCAGTTGCCTCGTCGCTGAAAACGCTTTTTGATGAAGCAACGAAGGTTTCCAATGCGTTTCGCGAAGGGGAAAGAATACAGAGGCAATATGGCGACCAGACAAAAATTGTCGCTGGCGAAATTGAGCGACTTGTCGAACTAGAAAAACTAGAGGCGATCGACACAGTTGCGCTCAATAACGCCGTCATTGAAAAACTCGGAATTGACAAGCAGGCCGCCGAGTCAGCGCGAGCAAGAGCCGACGCTGTGGCTGATGCAGAGCAGCGGCAGCAGGAGGCTGCGGAAGAGGCGGCGAGAGCAGAAGAACGAATTGCCAGAGAACGTGCGGCGATTCTCTCCGAAGCCCAGCGTATTCGCGAAGCCAGCTACACCGCCCAAGAGCGCGCCCAAGCGAACTTTGACCGTGCGATTAAGCGAGCAAGGTTCCTTGAGCAGCAAGGTGCCCTAACAAAAGAAGAGTTCAATAAGGAACTCCAGCGACAAGCAGATATTTACGCCAAGATCGTTGTCGAAGCAAACAAGGCTGGCGACGCGATCGAGCAAGCGGCGGCCCCCGGAGAACTGAAATTCCGCGAACTTGCCGGAACGCTCGCGATCCTTCCAGGGCCGTTGGGCAATATCGCGGGCCGTATGTCGGGCATCGCGTCCGCGAGCGAGGGGCTTTCTCGCGTCTTCTCCAACGGACTCGTTCCCGGTGCCGCAAGTGTCGGACGTGCCATCACGTCTCTCATCAATCCGTTCACGCTGTCGGCTGCAGCCGTTGCCGGATTTGGAGCCGCAGCGTCTTCAATTGCGAACGGGCTGATTCAACTCAAAGATCGCGTGCAGACGCTCGGAAACACAGCCGATAGGCTGGGCGTCTCGTTTGAGTTTATTCAGACCCTTGATGATGCGGCCCGCCGCAGCGGCACAAGCCTGGACGCCGTCGCGTCTGCGTTCGGTCGGCTTCAGCGAAATGTGCTCGGCGTCGACGAGGAAAGCAAAACGGCACAGAAAGCACTTACCGCTCTCGGAATTGCCGCCGAGGAACTTCAAGCGAAAAGACCCGAAGAGCAGTATCTTCTCATCGGGCAGCGGCTTGCCTCGATTCCAGACCCCGCCCGCCGAAGTGCTACAGCGATCAATCTCCTCGGCCGGGCCGGGGCGGAACTGCTTCCGTTCTTCAACAGTATCGGCGGTGCTGCCGCAGACATGGAGCGTTTTGGCGCGACGCTGGCGACCTCGCAGCGGCGCGACATTGACGCGTTTTCTACCGCTATGGATCGGCTTGGCACTGCTTCTAAGGGAGCCGGCGACCAACTTTACGCATCGTTCGCGCCAGCCGGCGAGGCGATTGCCAACTCGCTCGCTGAGGCAACTGGAGCCGTCACGCGGTTCCTCGACGAGCAGAACCGTGCAGCGTCCTTCTCTCGCGAACTACAAAAACTTCGCAGCGAATACACGGGCGTCGTGACCGACAGCATGATTCAGGCTGTTCGCGACGGGCGAACTGCTCAAGAGGTTTTGGCCGTCGCCACCGGGGCGGCGAAAGAGTTCAAGGATACGCTCGAAGATCCGCCGAGCACCGAGTTCACGAAGACGCTCGACGAAATCTCCAAAAAGGTCGAAGAGGCGAAGTTGCAGTCTGTTGAGTTCGGGCAGGCTGGGTTTGATGCCGCCGTGCGTTTTGAGAAAGGGATTGCGGACCTCAAGACACAACTCGACCGTGGACTCTTCAACGAAGAGACGTTCCGCCAGCAGGCCGACCGCGTTGCGACAGCGTTCAAGACTGAAATCGGGAGAATTTCAGAGGACGCAAAGCTCGACGTTCAAGTCGAAACGGACGCGCAAAAGACGCTCGGAGAACTCAACAAGAGCATCGACACGGCGATCAAGGGGGCGGCCGAGTTCGGCCAGGCCGGTTTCGATGCAGCCTTGCGGTTTCAAAACAAGCTCCGCGACCTTGGCGAGCAGTTTCAAGACAGGCGAATCAATCAGACAACGCTCTCTGATGAAGTCGAGCGTGCGACGGCAACGTATGACAAGCAGATTCAACTCATCAAACTCATCGGCGAGGAGTTGACTGCCGTAACTGAGACTGAAAAGCAGATTCAAGTTGTGCTCGCCGGCCGCACTGAACTAGAGCGGCAGATTGCAGACGCGCGGCAGCGGAACGACGTTGCTGCGGCAAAGAACGCCGAAAATCGCCTTGCTGAATCTGAGCGGCTTTTGTCTAGGCTTCAAGACCAGCAGCAAGCGATCGACCAAGGATTCAGCGAAGGCTTCGACAGAGCGTTCGAGCAACAATCGGCGGCACTCGATGACGCTCTTCGCCGTACGAAAGAACTTGGTGCCGCCGGCGTTCAGGCGGCGCAGACTCTTGCAAATGGATTCACTGCGGCCCAGAGGCAGACGCGCGACGGCATCTTCAACAAGGCAGCCTTCGACGCCGACATTCGCCGCGTGCAAGGCATTTTTGAAGAGCAAGTGAAGCGAATCGAGGAACTCAAGGCACGCGAACAGCAGGCCCAGCAACAGCGATTTCAAGTTGCAATCTCTGCGAACGAGCGCATCAATCAGTTCTTGAAGGCAAACCTAGATGCCAGAACGAAGGCTGAGATTGACGCCATCGACGCCAAGCGTGCCCGCGAGATCACGGCAGCCGAGAACGTCGCTGCGATAAAGGAGCGTATCGCTGTTACCGAGAAGTCTATTGCCGCCGCACGCGAGGCCGGCGATTTGAAGGCGGCCCGGGCTCGTCAGGCAGAACTTGATCTTCTGAAGAAGGCGCAAATTCAGCAGCAAAAAATCGCCGACGGTCGCGACGCTGCCAACGTTAGGCAAAACCAGCAACTGCAATCTGGGTTCACTCAAGCCCAGCAATTTCAATCACTCGTTGCCAAGCAAAACGACACGTTCCTCAAGTCTTTCACGAACGCCTACGCCGGCGCGAACGCGTCACTTGAGGCGGCAAATGCCGCTGCGGCTGAGATCCTGCGACAGCAAGAAATGATGCGGCCGGTGGCTGGCCCTGTGAACACCGCCGACATCCGCACCCAGGAAGGGCAGAACCTCGTGCTCGATCTCGCCGCGAACGCGCAAGACCCGGCACTGATCGAGGCGCGGCTTCAGACGAAGCAACTGAACCTTATCGCGCAGGGCATCTCGCAGGCAGCGTCGAACTACTTCAACACGCCGGTCGCCATCGTTGGCGGCGCGGTACTCGGGTGATCCATGTCATCGATCGTCAGTACGAGAGAGCTCGCCCGCACGTTTGAAAACGAAGTGCGCGTCGGTGGCGTGGCGAAGCGCCGCTGGGCGTGCATGCTTTCCGATAACACGCTCACGGCTGGCGGGCCGCCAAGCATTTCTGTGATTCTTGCTGCAACGTGCGGCGATTTTGGTGCGTATCACCCTGTGCACACAGCACTGCGGCTTAGAAAGCTGGCAGTCAACGAGCGATTCGAGGACAACCCCTACGCTCTTGAGGTGATCGGCGAGTACGGCCTGCTGACCAATAACGATCTCCTCACGCCAACTGCGAGGGAATCAGTCTGGTCGTTTGAGTCGAAGCCGGGCCAGGTGCCGGCGTTCTTCTACTACGATGGCACCGACCAAGAGCCGCTGACAAACTCTGCCTTCGACTACTTCCCCGGGCTGACTACCGACGAAAGCCTGGTGCAGATCAAGGTCCAGAAAAACTTCGCCAGCGTCCCGAGTGAATGGCTGGCACTTCAAAACTGTGTGAACAATGGTTCGTTCCTTGGGTGCCCGACGGACACTGTGAAGGTCGTGGGCGTGGACGTGCAGTATGCCGCCGAAGAGTTCGAAAACGCCCTGGTGCAGTTCTACGCCACGACGGCGACACTCGCATATCGTCAGTCGTCGCATCGGCTGCTGGTGCCCGACATCGGCTTCAACTTCATCGACGGCACAGAAAAGCGGCGCGCGATGGTTTTCGATTTCCAGAACGCCGAGTGGGTCGCCAGCCCGAATCCTGTCGGCCTGGACAACAATGGCGGGCAGACGCTTGGGGCTCCCGCAATTCGCTCTGCGCCGCCTGGTGAGTACGGACTGCGAGTGAACCCGCGAGCCAGTTTCGCAACTTTCGGCACGCCCCCATGAGCAAGCCTCTCGATCCCACGCAGTTCACGCGCGAGAGCGCCGAGCGGATCGCCAACGTGGTGCGGGCGGCGGAACTCGCGACGCCCGAGGCACGGCCGCTTTCGTTTGAGCCGCTGTTCGACCCCAGGAAGCCGAAGCTCTTCCGCGTGGCGACGTTTACCGGCGCGTGGTCGATCAACGCCACGAAGACGGTGACGTTCAAGTATCAGACGGCGACGCCGAATACGGCGAGCGTCACAAATCTCTTCTTCCCGATCGCTTCATCCGCCGGTAGCGACTGCGGAATCGCGAAGGAGGGCACGGCGTGGTATCTGATCGACGTGCCATTCGAGACGGAGACGGCGGTTTTTGTCGGCTCGACGGAGAGCGGAATACGCGTCGCGTCAACTGCCACGGCAATGGTTCTGTCTGGCGTTAGCCAAAGCGCAGTGCTTACAGATGTGACGCTATCTGCGTCACTGAACACATCGGCTTGCACGATTTCTATCGGCAAAACACTCGTAACCGAATCGCGCACATTTGTGTCTGGCACAGCGACGGCGACCGTCATTGGCATCACAGCCACTAGCGTCTTCGTGCAATCGACGTTTACGGCCACGTTCCTGCGGTTCAAAGTGTAGCGATGGCGTGTTGTTGCCAGCCAAGTTGTCTATTTCAGACATTTCGATTCACAATACCGTCAGGCACTTTTGACGCAATACCCAGAGCGATTGAAGTCAGCACAGATTTTGGTTTTGCGTCTGGGCGTTCTACTACGACATGCTGGCAGCCACGGCTTGCCCCGCTGCTCAGATTTGGTCAGCCCCTTTTTTTTGGGAACATGAATCTTTTTTCAAGTTATTGTCCAATTCCGGCGTGCGCTAGCGTAGGCAATGTAATTCCATGGGAGATTGCCGGAAGTTGGTCATTTACTTGTTCAGGAGGAGTTTGGAAACTCGGACTGTATTCTGAGGCAAACAGTAAGCGGTGGAACCCCCCACGCTTTGGCGGCCCTTGTTCTTGTGGCTATACCGACTATCAAAAAATGACCGTGAGTGCCACGATCACAATTCCAACAGACGGAAGCAATCTTCCTGCCGTGGGCTCGTATTCAGCTACTTCTCCAGCGGCACCTGGAGATGGCTATGCAATTACATATTCTCAACAACCGAGCGAACAGTTTTGTACCGACTCGTGGCCCAGCATATCGCAGCTTCCAGAGGCAGACTACTCAGGCCCACAGGCTGTTACTTCGTTCTCTATTGTTGAATACTAGGCATGCCAGAGAATCCACTGCATGCAGCAATCGCCGCAGAGCTCAGCCGCCACGCCACGTTTGATGAAGGCATGGCTGCCGTTAGGCGTATGCTTGCTGAAGGAGGACCGACAGAGCCACACGGCCCCGGCACCGAACTCAAAGCCCTCCTCGCCGGCTGGCCCTTCCGCATCGTCGCCACGACCGACTGTAAATGCACATCCCGCGCCGCCTACATGGACGCCAAGGGCTGCGATTGGTGCGAGAGCGACGAGGGCATGACCGAGATCACGGGCTTTCTGCGCGAGGCTGCCGAAGAGCGCGGCCTGCCTTTCCTTGACGCGGCTGGCAGACTCCTCGTGAAGCGGGCGATTCACAACGCCCGCAAAGCGGAGGCGAAGCGTTCCGCCTCCGCTTGACAGCCCCTTCACATTGACGGGCGAAAGGGCTCGCCCGTGGGAATCCGCCACCGCGTCAGATTAGCCGGTCGCGTCTGGCACTGGTGCTACACCCGCCTTCGGGGGTCGGCCGACGGCTGGGCGAACGACAACGGGACGGTGCTCATTCACGACCGGCTCCCGCCGCAGCGGCGGCTCGAAGTCGAACTCCACGAGGCGCTGCACTGCCTCTACCCGGATCTCTCGGAGGAGAGCGTCACGAACGGGGCGAGGGACTTGCGGCGGTTGCTCTACTCGACGCTCAGGTATCGGCGAAAGGAGGAGTGATGGCGGGCGATGCAATCACCGAAATGGCGAAGCGGCTCGCGCGGCTGCATCCAGATGCACCATGCCAGACGCTTGCCCGTCGCCTGGTTAAAGAGTGCAACGGTGCGATCACGCTGCACCAGGCCCGCATGAGGATGCAACGGCAGTTCGGGCAGCATGGCAAGCTCCATCGCAAGAGAATCAACGCCGTCGCTCCGCGTCCTGCCCGGAAAGCCGGTGCCATCCTGCCTATGCCAAAGAGCATGGCGGAAACATGGACGCCACACAGGATGAACGTCACTGGACGCGTCGGCATCTTGTCTGACGTTCACGTTCCGTACCACTCCGAGATCGCCGTGGCTGCGGCTGTCGGATACCTCGAGGAACAAGGACTGTCGGCGTTGCTCTTGAACGGAGACATTGCCGACTTCTACGCGATCTCGCGCTACATGAAAGACCCGAAGCAGCGGGACTTCAAGGGCGAACTAGAGGCGGTTCGCGCTTTCCTCGCGTACCTCCGCCAGAAGTTTCCCGGCATTCCGATCGTCTACAAGGTCGGCAATCACGAGGAGCGATGGCAGCACTGGCTATGGCAGCACGCGGCAGAAATCTCCGACGATCCGCGAATGAGTCTCACGGCGTGGCTCGGGTTTGACGAGCACGACATCGAACTCGTCGAAGACCAGCGACCCGTGCTGCTTGGAAAACTGCCGGTGCTCCACGGTCACGAACTACCAAAGGGGATGGCGGCACCTGTCAACGTCGCCCGCGGTGCGTTTCTTCGCACGCTCTCGACCGTGATGGTTGGGCACTCGCACCGCACGAGCAATCATGCCGAATCCGATATGTGGCATCACGAGACAGGATGCTGGTCAACGGGCTGCCTGTGCGACTTGCGACCAGAATACGCGCGGATCAACCGATGGAATTGGGGCTTCGCGATGGTGACGGTTCACGACAAGGGAGCGTTCGACGTGCAGAACTTCCGCGTGATGAATGACGGCACCGTGCGAACTGCTTGACGCTCAAAGCACACTGCGGCTTTTCACTTTCCAGAAAGGGACAAGATGACCACGACATTCGAGGAAGCCAACGCAGCCCTCCGCCAAGCCGTCGGGACGAGGATCGCCGCCGTCGCCGCGGGCCGATCGGCGGATCAGTGGTACGATCCGCAGGACGAAGACTCGCCGCCGCCGCTGATCGGGGATTCGCTGTTGCGGGAGACGGCAGCCACCGGCAGCGTCGAGTGGCTCGCTGCTCTGGAGCGACTGCGGGCGTTGCACTACGAGAAGACTGCTCAGTACGGCGGTGCCGACGATGCCTTCGAGAACGTGACGGCATCGGCGAAGTGCGGCGTCGAACCGTGGCGGCGGGCTCTCTGCGACCTCTCCGACTGCGTGGTGCGGATGCAGAAGTACGCGCAAGGGCAGCCGGTCGATCCGACGAACGCCCTGCTCGATGCCGCCAACTGGGCGCTGATCTGCTACGTGAAGATGCAGGAGGCGGGCCGTGCGTGACGCGATAGCTTGGACGCTGACGATCGTCGCGGCTGCGATCGCCATTCCGGCACAGTTGCTCATGTTCGCTGCCGAGTGGGTAGGAGATAAGGCTGATGAATGGATCGCAGACTGAACCTCGCGTGCCCTACTCCGAAGACGAAGCCCAGGAGGCGTGGCTCTTCGTCGGACGCTACGGGCCGGCGAACGCCTGGACCGCGACCAACGGCACCGCGGCCCGCATGATCGGGCGGCTCCTCGAGGAGCGGGAGCGGTTGCTGGCGATCATCGCGGCGCGGGAGAACATCATTCAACCGGAGCCGGGCGGCGGCTAGAGCGGCGGCCGGGTTTTATCCCTTTCCCCGAGCCGCCGCTCGCCGCTTGCCGTCACCGGGGCTTCCGGGGCGGGTCTTCGTCGAGGTTCAAGGGCGGGAGGTAGTCGAGAGCCGACTGCTTTCCTGTGATCGTCTCGTCGAGGTAGTGCTTCCGCGTGGTCTTGCTGTCGGCGTGCGACAGATGGGCGGTGGCGTCGCCGCCCCCCTTTGCCACGTAGGAGCCGGATGCCTTGCGGATCGCATGGAACCCGCGCGGTTGAACCCGAGCGTCTTCGCAGAGCAGGCGAAGCGATTGGTAGATCGTGTCCTGCTTCTTGCGGTGCGACAGCCACGGCCACACGTAATCGTTCGGAGCCCGGCGGTGGCGGGCCAGGAGCTCGCAGAGGCTTGCCGGAATCGCCCTGCTGATCGTCTCGATGCCGCCCTTCCGGGTTTCGCCCAGAAACGTGATCGCCCCCGCCTCCAGATCAACCTCCGACCAGCGAACCCGCAACAGCCCGCCGATCCGCTCGCCCGTGAACCAGGCGGCGAGCACGAGGGTTTCCCAGAACCAAGCCCCCTTAGCATGCCCGATTGGCCTAGAACGCTTCCTAGCCTCTCGGACGATGGCAGCCACCTCGTCTGACGTGTAGCCGCGTGGCGGCCTCGTGGGCACGCGTATGAGGTTCCTGGGCAGATCTGGGAACTCCAGCGGATCGCCGTTCGCACCGGGCATGCGTTTCTTGGCGGCGTGATTCCATAGGCTGACCAACTGGGCGAGATCCTTTCGGACGGTTGCCGGGGCTGCGATCCTGCCCCTGTGCGGCGTGACCGCCCGCCACCGGACGAAGCGGCTGACGGTAAGATCGTCCAAATCGGACACCTGAGCGGGTCGCCCAAGAAAATCCGAGAGACGGTCGATGGAGTGAGTGAAGAGGATGACCGACCGACCGCAGAGATTGTGCAGGATCGCGTACCGTTCTGTGAGTAGATTCTGTAGTTCCATGGTCTTTTCTGTCCTTTCTGTAGTGTACACGAAGGCAGTGTACGGCTGTCAACCGCCCCCATGCCCTCCGCTAATAGTAGACGGTCAGCCCATTTTACCGGGATAGCCCGGATGGGCGGATCGTTTGACTTCCCTATCGCTGTCGGTAGGATTGGAGGCATGATTATGGCCCTGAAACCACAGCCGAACCGCACTTTGTGCTCCTGCCGGGAGGCAGCCGAGATCCTCGACTGCACCATGGGCAGGGTTCGGCAGTTGTGCCGGTCGCCGAAGAAGGGCGAATCGCCGCTCTTGTGGTCTAGCCGGCTTGGGGCTCGTGCCCTAGTGCTCGATCTGGAGCAAGTGAAAGCCTTGGCGAAGGCCCGGGAGCGGGCCAGACGTGCCGGAACGCTGCCGGGACCGGCTCCAGGGGGCTTTCAGCCCGACGATTGACCCCTGTTTTCTCACGTTCCCAAGTGTCCACCTCGACCGGGAACTAGGCTTTTCCCCGCGAAAACGCAGTTTTGCGGATTTTTGCTCATGCCCCTTGACTCATCCTACCGATATCGGTATTATGCTGATGTGACGCGGACGAGTGAGCCGCGGCAAACACGAGGAGACGAAACGATGAACGCCAACAAAATCACCCTGACGACCGAGACCTTTGCCGACAAGGTCGTCAAGCTCGTCGAGAACGCGACTGACCGCAGGGTCATCGGAGGGATGGAGCGGATCGTCAAGAGTTGGACGGTCGTGATCGAGTACAGCCGAGAGGCTTCCAGCCGCCACGGTCGGGCGGGCTACCAGCGGACCTGCGTTCTCTTTAGCGAGGCCGCTGACCTGTTCGACGAGTTTGTCGCGGCGTACCGGGCTGCCTGACCGACCACTCGCCCGCCGGCACCAGGGCCGGCGGGCAACGCGACCACAAACAACAGGAACACAAACGATGAACGCCACCGCAACCCTCACCGCCCGGATCGAAGAGCTCTCGGACGAGCAGATCACCGATGTGATGTGCGGGCTGATGAATGACTTCCGCCCCGAAGCCGACACGGTGTTCGATGCCTGCATGAAGATCGCCGAAGCCCGCATGCAGTCGGGCAAGTTCATTGCCCTCTGCCAAGCCCTTGAAGCCGCAGTCTGACAACCGATCACGGTGGGGCCACCCGGCCAGCCGACAGCCGCGAAACGGGTGGCATTTTCACACACAGGAGAACCGACGATGACACTGGATCACGACATGACGGCACTGCTCGAGCACGGCGCGGCCGTAGTCCGGGTGGCAAAGCACGACAAGCGACCGCTCGGCAACGCCTGGAACACACTCGCCACCACGATCGCCGACGTGATCGCTGGTTGGCTGCACGAGGGCTACAACATCGGGCTGCTCTGCGGTTCGTCGAACATCATCGACGTGGAGTTCGACGATGAGGCGGGCCGCGACCACCTCGCCCGCCTGGGGCTCCTCGACATTGAGACGCCGACGTGGGCCAGCGGTCGCGGCGAGCACCGGCTGTTTCGTCTGGAAGGTCCGCTGCCGCCGTGGGGTTGGAAGAAAATCGGCGGAGCCGAGATCCGCATCGGTGGCAAGCCTGCCCAGAGCGTGCTGCCGCCGAGCCTGCACCCGAGCGGGCGGGCCTACACGTGGCTTGTGAGCCCGCAGCAGATCGGCCCCGCCACGATCACCCTGCCCACGTTGGGCCTCGCCTGAAAGGACTTCACGATGAAACGCACATGGAACCGCCTGCTTGAAGTGCTGACCTGGGTCCGCGTCGGGCAGGAACTCGGCAGTGACACAGAGCTCGCCCAGAACGTCGCCGCCGCCGTGGATTCCTGCATCCGCTTCATCGGCTTTTTTCTTGCTTGACAACCTACCGACATCGGGCGTATCGTACCGCCCGCGACAACTTCTCGGACCCCTGCTTGACACCGTTTGAACGCTCGATACATTCCCGTCCCACACTACCTGAACCTTTGTTCCCTACCCAAAAAGGAGCCCCCCGATGATCTGCGATCCCCACGCCGCCGAATACGCCGCTGCCGCCGCGGCGATGAATGAAACCTACGGCCGCCCGCTGACTCCGCCGACCACGACGATGCGAGCCGGTCGCCTCATCGACACCCACGCGGTCGGCGACTACGTGGAGTTCACTGACGAACTCGGCGAGCCCCGCCGCGGATACGTGATCGAGGCACAGGACGGTGACTTTTACCTCGTCCGCTGCCACTTGATCGGCGGCGGGCAGGAAGTGATCGCCGCCCACATCGACAGTTTCCGGCCCTTCTAACTCAACAGGAGAGGCGGCGGAGCCGCCGAACGCAAGGACGCATCGTGCCGCGGACTGATGGATCGGGAAGCGGCTTTTCCAGAACGGAACGACAGAAAACGAAAGGGATTCGACCATGGTTCAGATTAGAAAGGCGAAACGCAGCGCCACGAAACTACGGCTTCTACTCACCGGGCCTAGCGGCAGCGGAAAGACCTACGGCGGGCTGCTGGTGGCGAAGGGGCTCGGCTCAAAGCGGACGATCGTCATCGACACTGAACAGGGTTCGAGCGATCTCTATGACCGGCTGCACGACTTCGACGTGATTGACCTCGCGCCGCCGTTTACTCCCGAAGCGTACATCGAGGCGATCGACGCAGCGGAGGCCGCCGGAGCCGACTGCATCATCATCGACTCGATCTCTCACGAGTGGAACGGCAAGGGCGGCTGCCTCGAGCTCGTGGATGAAATCGCCCGAGCAAAGTTCAAGGGCAACACGTGGAGTGCCTGGAGCGAACTGACGCCGCGTCACCGCTCGTTCATCGACCGGATGCTGCGTTCTTCGGCTCACATTATCGCGACCGGGCGATCCAAGACCGAAACGGCGCAGATCGACGATGGCGGCCGGAAAAAGGTCGTGAAGCTCGGGATGCGTTTGGAGTCGAGGGACGGTGCCGAATACGAGTTCACGACGTGTCTCGACATCGTGCACGACGGGCACTTCGCCGTCGCGTCGAAGGATCGCACCGGCATCTTCTCCGCCGACCCGAAGCCCATCACTGTTGAGACCGGCAAGGCGTTTGCCGACTGGCTCGCCGGCGGAACCGCGATCGAGCCGACGCCTACGGCATCGCCGCTCGTCGAGAAGATCCGCGAAACCATCGCGGCGGCGAGCAGCGTGAAGAAGTTGGGAGCGATCACCGACCGGCTCGATGCCCTTGTCAGCGAGGGCAAGATCGACGGCAACGAGTGGTCGGCGCTCACCGACGAAGTCAACGCCAGGCACGACGAGATCGAGCCGGCGGCAGTGTCCGACAAGTAGACCAACCCCACCCCAGGAGAAAGACCCATGAGATTCGATATGACCCAAGATGACAACGCCCCTGCCCCGGTCGAGACGGCGGAACGCCCGCTCGTGCCGCCCGGCACGCACGTGCTGACGATCGTTCATGCCGAGGAAGGCCCGAACGAATACAAGCGATCCGACGAGAACCCCGAGGGGCTTTGCCTGAAGCTCCGCTTAGGCACCGACGGCGGGCACAAATTTATTTTCGACGACATCCCGCAGCACCTCGCGTGGCGGGCTCGGCAGTTCGCCGCCGCGCTCGCGATCGTGCCGGCAGGAGACGCTCTAGACCTCGTGCCCGACGAGCTCGTGGGGCAGAAGGTGACGGTCGAGATCACGCACTACACCAGCAAGGTCGGCAAGGTGAGTGCGGTCGTGAAGAAGTACGTGCCGGCGGTCGCAACGCCGAAGGCGGCACGAGCGGCGAGCCCGACGGCCGCGACCAGGCGGGCGGTGATGGCGAGCGTGCCCGATGACGAAATCCCGTTCTGATCAACAGGAGAACACACCGATGGCGTGGCACGACGTTGGATGGCGTGGCCTGAAGCAGAAACGAACAGATGCCCAGCCGCATGGCCAGACGCGTCGATCATCGCGACGCGGCGGACGCTCCGCGGGAGTAGCGAAACCCACCACCGCAGCGAAGGGTCGGCAACCCAAGCCTCCAGCCGCCGGTTGACTTCGCGGGCTGCCCCACCTCACGGGGCCAATACACAAGGAGGTGAGAGATGAAGGACACATTCCGACGCGACTTTGAGTCGATCGACGAGTTCCGCAAGCGAATGGCTCGCGAGGCTGCCGACCACGCGACGTTTGAGCCCGACATCGGCAAGGTGCTCGAGGCG